GTAAAAGATACAGATTTTTGGTGGAAGGGTTGGATGAAATAGCCAATAAATTAAGGCTTTCGTGATTAGTAACGCATATCTAACATCTATAATCGTTTACAAATGTGAGTTAGTCGTGTCTTAATTGGTATAATCAGCCTGAAGTGGCTGTGGAGTATAAATTTCAATAAGATATTCAAAATAAACAATCTTTTAAGTTTTAAACTATGTTTGACGCAGTAGAAAAGCCAAAGAATAAAGGTGGCAGACCGACTGGAAGTGGTGGTGGACAACAACTCGTAGAGAAAATTCGTGGCGAATTGACCTCTGCTTTCAAGATTTTAGAGCGTAGAAAGAAGCCTTTACATAAATTATTAGCCGATCAACTGGAAGTCGATGCGTCTAAGACATTGAATTTAATGGGTAAATTCCTACCACAGCAACTTAACATGGACAGCTTTGGCTCTGAGTTTAAGCTTGCACTGGAAGACGTAGCTGGTAGGATCGCAGAGCAGAACGCCTTAATTAAAGAGCAAAACGAGAAGACCATAGACGTTAAGCCAGATAATGATAAAGGCGCATAATCCACGTTATGTTATTATGGTTATGTAATAAAAACAAACACTTAGCTATAAATAAAAAATTATAAGCGATTATTAGCGCATAAAACACAACATATAGTACCCAGAAAGCAGATTTTTATAGAGAAATTTTAATTTGCAGATACACCCCCCCACGCAAAAATATGCGAGGGCATCTGTGTATTTGTATACCCCCACATTGGCTCTCCCCTCCCAAGTCATTGCGAGCCTTTGTACATTGTAACGAGTATTTTTTCATTTCCTTCCAAACTGCCATGACCCCCCCCTATGGGGGTTGTGGCTCTTTCTACCACCCATAGGCGAAAAAAATTATGAGCGATATGTCCGATACCCTCCTCGCTCTACGCAAAGACCCTGTCCTCTTTGTAACCACGTGCCTAAACGTAAAGCCCCAGAAGTGGCAAGAAGAAGCCCTTCACGCAATAGCCACAAAGCCACGAGTTGCCATCCGCAGCTCTCATGGCGTAGGCAAGACAGCCTTTTTGTCATGGGTCATCCTCTGGCTTTTACTCACAAGAGTACCTTGCAAAGTACCCTGTACTGCCAACTCTGCTAACCAGCTAGAGCAAGTCCTCTGGTCAGAGCTACAGAAATGGGCGAAACGCCTACCCACAGGCTTTCAGAAGGAATTAAATTTTGCGTCTGATAAAATAACGCTAAAGAATGTGAAAGAGTCCTTTGCTGTTGCACGTACAGCACGTAGAGACTCCCCAGAAGCCCTACAGGGTTTTCATGGTACACCTGAAGTTGATGGCTCACTCTCCTTCATTGTAGAAGAAGCCTCTGGTGTTCCAGATATCGTCTTTGAGGTAGCGCAAGGCGCAATGTCTACCGAAGGCTCAAAGACAGTGATGGTGGGCAACCCCACCTCTGCCACTGGTTATTTCGCTGACGCCTTTGGAAAAAATGCCGATAGATGGCATACAATGACTGTGTCTTGCTATGACTCTGAGATGGTATCGAAAGACTGGATAGAGGACATGAAGCGTCAATATGGCGAAGACTCCAATATCTTTCGTATTCGGTGTTTGGGTCTTCCCCCATTGCAAGATGACGATACGATAATACCGATACATCTCTTGGAAGACGCGATAAAAAGAGAGGTAGAACCACAAGAGGTACAGCCCATATGGGGCGTAGATATATCACGCTTTGGCTCCGACCGATCAGCCCTTGCCAAACGCAAAGGCAATGTTTTACTTGAGCCTATAAAGAACTGGTCACAGAAAGACCTTATGGAGACAGTCGGCATCATATTGGCAGAATATGAGTCGGTACCCTATGACCAACGCCCATCTGATATTCTTATCGACAGCATAGGACTAGGCAGTGGCGTAGTCGATAGACTTATAGAATTAGACCTCCCAGCGAGAGGCGTAAATGTAGCCGAAAGTCCAGCGTTAGGACAACGCTATATGAAGCTCAGAGATGAGTTATGGTTTAGAGCAAAAGAATGGCTTGAGGCGAGAGATTGCAAAATGCCAGAAGACGAGACGCTTATCCATGAGCTGTCATCGGTTCGCTATGGCATTACGTCAAACGGCAAGTTTAAGTGTGAGGGTAAAGACCAGATGAAGCGCAGAGGGCTAAAGTCGCCAGACCTCGCTGATGCGTTTGTTTTAACCTTTGCGTCACAAGCGGTTAGAGCGAGTGGACAGAGTTATACGAGTTATGGCTATAGAAGAGACCTCTCTTATGGAGATTCAAATTGGATAGTGTAAATGGGATTATTGGACAATTTAAATTTTTCGCAGCCCTTTCGTATTTCGAGCCTGTTACCAAGTGAGGCACAACTACAGGCGTATAAGCAAAAGAGTGATGCCGAAGCTTTAGAGCAGTTTAGTCAAGACCCAAACCCTATACGCAGAGTGCCGTTTAACATACTGACAGCACTAGGCGTAAACCCTACCATCGCCCAAGCTGCACCAACAACCTTAGATGTTGCGCCTGTAACTGGAGATATCAGCGCATTAGCCGATGCGAGAACAGCCTTTGGACAGGGTGACTTGGCAACGGCTGGATTACTAACAGCAGCAACGCTAATACCTGGAGTTCCGGCTGGTAAGGTGAAGGGACTGCTCAAGAAGAGTGATGATACAAAGCCACTATTGAATGTGGATGAGACAAAAGCAATAGAGCAAACGTCAGTTGATAATTTTGGCACTGAAGACCCATTGATTGTTCACCACAATCTTAATGAGGAAGCATTGAAGAGTATTGATAGATTGGGTGGATTACCATCTCCTTCAATGGCTATCTCTAAGGTAGAAGATCCATTGACAAACTTTGGAGATATTACGCTTATAGGTAACGCTAAAATGGCAAAGCCTAGTGCCTCAAACGATGTATTTAGAGCCGATGGGTATACAACAAGAAGACCATTTGCTGATACATTTATGAATAGCAAAGCTAAGAAGTTTGTTGAGGATATGGGTCTAAATGAAAACTATGCGGATATAGATGATATTGCTGAGATATTGTATAAAGGCGATGAAGGAACTTACGGCAGTCAAGCCCTTAGAAAGTCTTATTTAAGAAGTATTGGCGAAAATCCAGAAAATTATAGTTACTCCTTTTTTGACAACTTTAGATCAGGCTATCAGGATTACATTGATAAATTAGGAAAAGATATGATTGCTGCTGGGGGTAGTGGCACAGAGAAAATATTTATTGAGTACACAGATACTGGTCGCAAGTACCTACCAGCTACTCTTGAAAATTACGTCAAAATAATGAAGAAAAAACGTGGTGCTGGAATGGAAAGCCCACATCAAACGATGGGGTCTATTAGAGCAAAACTATCGCCTAAATTTAAAAACATATCAGAGATAAAAGCTGAAAGAGACAGGGTTATTTCTAAAGAACAATTTGAGGAAATAAGAAATAAAGTAAAACTTGATTATGAGTCTGTAATGGACTTGCTAAGAAAGAAGCTACCTGATGACATTGACTACAGAACTGCTGAAGAAATGTTTGAAGATATCATGCTTAACAGATTGGGTTCGCACCCCTACTCTGCCCCTTTTGAAAAATTTATTGATGATGAGGTTTACGAATTAGCAGCAAAAGTAAGGCAAGACCTTGTAAATATGCCAACTGAATATTTTGAGATTAAGCCACAGAGAGGGGTGCAGCTTGATGAGTTTGAGGGAGCAATAGTTCCGGCAGAAACAAAACAAGACACAATAGATCTTCTCAAGAGAAATGGAGTTCAAAATATTCTAAAATACAAAAATGAAGAGGAAAGAAAGAGTCTCTTCAAGAAGTTTGGAAATGTTGTCTTTACATCGACTGCCGGAGGAGGAACAGCACTAGCTTTTTCCCAACAAGGCAATCAAAATGGAAATATACAGTAAATGGCAACGACAAAAGACGTAGATAGAACCCCCTCTGGACGCATTAAGTACAGGGGCGAGAGCTTTGCGGGATTTAACAAGCCAAAACGCACTCCTGGTAAGTCAAAGAAGTTTGCCGTACTTGCCAAAAAGGGCAATGAAATAAAGATGGTACGCTATGGAGACCCTAATATGGAGATAAAGAGGGATAATCCGGCTAGACGTAAGAGTTTTAGGGCGAGACACAACTGCGATACAGCAAAAGACAAGTTCACCGCACGATATTGGTCGTGCAAAAAGTGGTAAGGAGCAAAAAATGATGATGATGGGGCGATATAAGAAGGTCATGTCAATGGACATGAAGGAAATGCCTATGAAAAAGAAGAAAAAGACCAAGAAAAAGGCAAAAAACACGAAAAAAGGCACAATAGTCGGTAAATTTTCATCACAGGAGGTCTGATATGTACCACAAAGGCACAAAAAAGAAGAAAAAGAAGAAGGGAAGTAAGTAATGTCAGCAATTTACAAGCATACCATCCATAAAAACAAGGCTGCAAAGCCAGAACCCAAGCCAGAGCCTAAAAAAGCCGAGAAAAAAGAGCCAAAAGCGAAGAAGAAGTAATGGATGATAATGAATTTGCGACTATTCTCAAATCAGAGATAGAGCAAGCCAACAATTACTATGATACAGAGCTATCTTCTGATCGCGTAGAAACCCTACAGTATTATTTGGGTGAGCCGTTTGGCAACGAACAGGAAAATAGGTCAAAAGTCGTACTCTCAGAAGTGCGTGATACCATTGAGTATCTGATGCCCTCTTTAATGAGAATATTCTGTTCTAGTGATAAGTTCTGTCGCTTTGTAGGGCGTAACGCAGAAGATGTAAAAGGTGCAGAGCAAGCCACAGAGCTTGTAAACTTTGTACTCAACAGCCAAAACAACGGCTTTACGATTTTACATAACTTCTTCAAAGACGCATTACTGTTTAAGATTGGCGCACTAAAGACATATTGGGATGAGACTGAGACTACAGTTGAGGAAACCTACGAGCGATTGAGCCAATTGGAGTTAACTACCCTACTCGATGACCCAGCGATTGAACTAAAGTCACAGGAGATTGTTGAGGAAGGCGTTACAGACCCTATGGGCAACGAGATACCTACTGAGCAGTATTTTAATGTCGAAGTCAAAAGACGTACTAAGAATGGCAAGGTAAAGATAGAGAATATACCCCCTGAGGAGCTTATATTTTCGCGTAGAGCGAAGTCTATGGATGATTGCACATTCATAGGACACAGGACACAAATAAAGGCTGGTGACCTAATAGAACGTGGCTATGACGCAGACCTTGTTATGTCACTTACAGGCGATAAAGAGCTAGACGATGAGTCAGAGCGTCAATCTCGTTTTCAGGACATTGAGTCCAGCCCCTATGACAATGCTGTAGACCCCACCAACAGAGAAGTATTGGTAACAGAGGCGTATATCAGGGCTGATTATGATGGCGATAATGTCGCTGAACTACGCAGAGTTATAGTGTTGGGCGATAACTACGAGATTGTAGAGAATGAGCCATTTGACAAGATACCTTTTGCGATAGTCAGTCCGATACTTATGCCTCATAGAATGGTAGGCTTGAGTGTGGCTGAAATGGTCATGGACTTGCAGTTAATCAAGTCGCAAATCTATCGACAGATGTTGGATAATCTGTATCTAACCAACAACTCCAGAGTTGCAGTTGTAGAAGGACAGACTAATCTTGATGACCTTCTATCAAGCAGACCAGGTGGCATTGTAAGAATGAGAGCGCCTGGAATGGTACAGCCATTAGCCGTACCCCAGTTAGGCGCACAAGCGTTCAATATGCTTGAGTATGCAGACCAGATTAGAGACCAGCGTACAGGCTTTTCTAAAGCCTCTCTAGGGCTTGACCCAAAGCAGTTACAGTCAACATCAACCAACGCTGTTAACGCCACTATACAAGGCGCACAGCTCAAGATAGAGATGATTGCTCGTGTCTTTGCTGAAACTGGTGTTAGAGATATGATGTTTAACATCCTCCACCTTATCCAAAAGCATCAGGACAAGGCAGTAACGATACGATTGCTCAATGAATATGTTGATATTGACCCACGAGCCTTTGCGAATGAGTATGATTTAGAGGTCTCTGTTGGTCTTGGTAATGGCGAAGAAGACCAGAAAGCAGCGATGTTGGTACAGATTGCCAATAAACAAGAGCAGATGCTGAGAGAATTAGGCATCAATAATCCTGTGGTAAAGCCCTCACAGTATGTCAATACGCTGAAGAAGATAGCAGAGATGGCTGGGTTTAAGGATACAGACCAGTTCTTTAGTAGTGGTGAGGCACTCGATCAGGCTGCACAACAGGCACAAGAGCAACCAGAGCAAAACCTAGAGTTGGTAAAGCTACAGGAAGAGTTAAAGCTGAAACGTGAGGAAATGGAAGCCAAGATTGCGCTTGAGAGAGAAGAGATGTTGGCAAAAATCGAGCTACGTAAGTTTGAGTTTGAGGCTGAACTACGCCTTCGGCAACAAAAACTTGCATTAGGTGGCGAGATATCAACTAACTTACCGACAGCTCAATGACCGATTTAGAGAATGAGCGTCACAGAGGCGCAAGGGCGCAATCCATAATGACTGACCCAATTATGATTGAGTCATTTCAGATATTGAAAGGCAATTACTTCAATGCGTGGGCTGACAGTATGCCTACCGATACAGCAACGAGAGAGCATTGCTGGAATATGTATAACGCCGTTAGAGATTTAGAAGGACAACTGGATTCTGTCATTAAGACAGGAAAATTTGCAGACAAACAATTAACAAAAGGAGTTTAGGATGCAAGATACCCCTAGCAACCCTCAAGAGGGAACTGGGAACTTATCGCAAAGTGATGCGGTAAACCTATTATTGGACACGAATAGCCCTTCAGAAGAAGTAAGCGAAGTCCAGCCAACAACCGAAGTGGAGACTGAAGAAGTTGAGGCGGTTGAAGAACAACCAACCGAAGCAGAAGCAGAGGAAACAGAGGCAGAGGAAGTCACTGAAGAAGAGGTCGAAGAGACCGAACCAGAAGAGACCCTCTACAGAGTAAAAGTGGATGGTGAGGAGTATGACGTTAATACTGAAGAACTCATCAAAAACTATCAACTCGAAAAATCGGCTCAGAAAAGACTACAAGAAGCTGCGGAACAGCGAAAAGAGTTAAGTAGCAAGGAAGCGTCTTTAGAGCAAGAGCGTCAGAAATATGCTCAAGTCCTACAAGTGTACGAACAACAGCTAGCACAACCTCAACAGGCAATGAGTCAGGAACAGTTAGCGCAACTGAAAGCAGAAGACCCCATTGCGTATAATACGTATTTGGTTGAGGAACAGCAGAGACAAAGCAAACTTCAAGCGGTTCAACAGGAACAGCAAGTCCTTAAGTCTCAAGAACTGGCAAAACAGGCTGATTTACTGCTTGATCTAATCCCCTCGTGGAGAGATCAGGGTGTAGCAGCCAAAGAAAAAGGCGAATTAGTCGGTTATTTACGAAATCAGGGCTTTTCGACTGATGACATAAATAACGCAACTGATGCAAGGATAGTAAACATGGCACGAAAAGCACAACTTTACGACAATCTACAAAGCAAAGCGACTGTCGTAAAAAAGAAGGTCGTTACTGCGCCTAAAATGGTAAAGGCTGGACAGCCAAAGCCACGTACAAATGTACAAGACAAAGCAAAGAAAGACGCTTGGGCAAAGCTTAAAAAGACAAACAGTAGAGATGCTGCTGTCGAATATCTTTTAACCAAGTAGCTATTTAGGAGAAAATAAAATGGCAACCTTTTTAACTTCAAATGCGATTGGAGAGAGAGAGGACTTATCAGACGTAATCTACAGGATTGACCCTGATGAGACCCCTGTGTTTTCAAACGCACAAAAAGAAACCACAAAGGCAGTTACACATGATTGGCAAGTCCAAGAGTTAGCTGCTGCTGTTGATACAAACTACGTCAATGAAGGAGCTGACTATTCCTATGTCAATCCAACAGCGACTACAAGGCTATCAAACGTACACCAGATTTCAGCACAGGCTGCAAGTGTTTCCAACACTTTAGACGTTGTTGATAAGGCTGGTAGAGATAGAGAAACAGCCTATGTAAAGATAATCAAGTCTCTCGAGCAAAGAAGAGACATTGAAAAGTCTTTATTCAAGAATGAAGCAAAGTCAGCTTCAGACCCAAGAAAGACAGCAAAGTTCTTGTCCTACATGAGCAATGTTGTTCTTGAGTCTAACTCTGCGGTTGCTTCAGGTGGTGACGGCTCTAATGCTGCTACCATGTCAGGCACAAACGATGCGCTTGAATTGGCTGATATCGAAAATGCTATGAAGTTAGCGTATGACGATGGTGGACAGCCAGATATGCTTGTCCTCTCTCCGGCTAACAAAGTGGCTTTCAGTGACCTTTCTTCAGGTTCAGTTGTGACTAACCAGTTACATATGACTGCACCAAATGAAGCAGCAATCATCGGTTCTGTATCTCTGTTCCTAACAGACTTTGGTACACTAAATGCTGTTATTGATAGAAACGCAACAAACACTGAGATACTTCTCTTAGACAGTGACTACTACGCAATCGGTCACTTGCCAGGCAGAATGTTTAGTGTGTCTGATGTAGCACCTACTGGAGATGCAACAAAGTTTGCAATCATCTCTGAGTATTGCTTAATCAATCGTGCGCCAAAGGCTCACGCTGCTGTTTTCGATCTAAACACTTCATAATTATAATGGATGAGGGGGTGCAAGCCCCCTCTCCTCTTGAGGATATAATGAGAAAAGTTTTACTTAATAAAAATCCCTACACAGGGAAACAAACATGGATTGAAGATACTGTTGATGGTCTTCAGGTAAACACACAAGTAAACGTGTCTCCTGTGCTTGATTTCGCTAAGAAACAAGAAGGAGAATATCGTTATGGGTCGTTAATTGGGAACACCCAAAAGCATCAACAAAAGATAGCTGAGATACCAGCTCCTTTATTCTTTGAATTACAAAAAAGATTTGGTCACTTTAAACACAATAAAAAGAAGTGGCTGAAATGGCTGCAAGACCCTGAGAACAAACACTTTAGAACTACTGGTGGTCGATTAACATGAGTTTAGATACCTATTCTAACCTACAGACTTCTATAGCTAATTTCCTAGCGAGGGATGATTTAACAACCAATATCCCTGACTTTATTTCGTTAGCGGAAGCTAGAATGTCAAGAGAGTTAGATACACGATCACAGGAGGCATCTACAACTA